CATCGGCGCCGGATTCGATGATGCGGCGCTCGATGGCCTCGGTGAGGTTGTTGGGGGATGAGATGCGGACGGTCATGGCGGGCTCACCTGCAGTTGACGGCCTTCGACAGCGACCTCGTAATGGCGTGCGAGCCATCCCGACTTCCAGTCAGCGATAGCAGCTGCGCCAGGGTTCATGCCATGATCGTCGAGCGTCAGGCCACGGTCGAAAGCATCAGCGCCGCGTTTGCGCATCAGTGCGGGGGTGATGGCTTTGATAGAGAGGTCCATTAAACTCGGCTCCCTTCGTCAGAAGCAGCGGCAAGCTGCTGGTTCACGAGCTTGTACGCATCCTTGCGGCGCTCGTCAGGCATCGCTTTGTCGATGCAGCGGATTACGTATTGCCAGACCCACGCCTTACGCTGAGGCGTGAATTTGGTCGGTTTGTCTTGTAGTTGTTCGCTCATTCAAATCCTCAAGTTGGGGTGCTCAGGAACGCATGTAGGCAGCTGGACGCACGGCACGGGCCGGGGCAAACTTGGCCTGAAATGGGGCCAAACTGGGTCTAGTTACCTTGCGGCACGATGCGTTAGCATTCCGACATGCAAGCCAGCAATCACGCAGCAGGGAGCTGGCGGATTTGTTGGCGGCCTTTGCATCGGCGACCAAATCGACGTACTGGTCGACGGTCAGGTTCGTTTTCGCAGGAATGCTGCGGTTGTCTTTCAGGTTCATGGTATTGCTCCTTTCGGTGGTTCTCGGTGGGGGAAATCTCGGTGCTGCTGTTGCTAAAGGGTTACTGCGGTTGGAGTTCTGGCTCAAGGGGGAGGCTTGTTAGCGTTGCTACGGCGCGGCCGTTTACGGCTAAAGACATCTGGCCTTGCAAGTTCGAGGAACATCCGGCGGGCGTCGGGGATCCCAGTCTTTCGCCATTCGGACACTGACGCTGGCCGTATCTTGCAAAGCCGTGCGGTTTCGCTGGTGCCGCCCAGTGCATCGATGATCTGGCTGTCGGTAAGTGAGGTAGTCATACCTCTATTCTTAGGCATACCTGAAAACGTGTCAAGCATTTTCAGGCCGACCTAACCGGAAATTGTTTAGGATCGCCTAATGGAAGATTGGAAACAAAGGCTGCGCACGGCGCGCGAGAACAAAGGCCTATCAAAAACGGCATTTGCCACTGCGGTAGGCATTTCTAACGCTACTGCCACAGACTGGGAAAAGAGCATCGATGCGGGCGGCATCAAGGAGATTTCAGGGCCGAAACTCACGAAAGCAAGTGAGGTTTTAGGCGTTGATCCTTACTGGCTTCTGCACGGGAAGATGGGGGCGGCTCAACGCCAATCGGCCAATGAAGCCGCAGCCTCTTCTCCAGACCGAGGCGTTGAGCTGGCTGATCAGATGCTTAAAACGGTTGTGGAAATGGTGGAAACATATCGCTTAGCCAGTCCTACTGACCGATTGCGGATTGAACTGGCCATTAGAGAGGCTAGAGACAACATCGACGCTATCAACGAGGCGAAGTCTCGTGCGTGAAAGAGCTCGGATGCGCTCGACCTCTCCGCGAAGTACCGCAAGCACATATCGCTTGCCGTCATCGTCGATCTGGTCGAACAGGCGGTTCATCTCCTCGCGTCGCTGCATTATCGTCTCCCAGGCTCGGTATGTTTCTTCAAAATACTGTACACCCATACAGTCATTTGCGCTACATCACGTTTGTATCATAGCAACCAATGGACTTTTAACAACCAAAATTGGTGTTGCAATGCACCAATAACAACGAGGATGGGATGAGAAAGCTTCTTGCATGTTTGACAATTTCCCTTCCGTTGTGCGCTAACGCCTCTGACTGGGCTAATATTGCGGACAATGGTAAGGTGTTTTACATGATCGACTTGACTTCTGTAGCAAAGTCTGGTCAATATAAGAGAGCGTGGTTTAAGGCTGCGTATTTTGAGCCGCAAACGATCCCGAATTCATATCCTGCCAAGACCTATCGAAATGAGGTTGGCCTGTATTACTTCGATTGCAAGAGTAGAAAATATGCACAAACACAGGGAATACTGAATGAATCCATCTCGGGAGATGGTGATGTAGTATCGACTTGGAACACCCCGTTCATCAGCACCTATATGATTGATATCCCACCGGATAGCATTGCCGAGCGAATGCTTCGTGCTGTATGTGCCACAGCCGGCGAACCAGTCAAATAAAGGCGCAGAATCGGGGATTGCCGAGGAAGTTTCCAAGATGCATTCACAACCCAGATCAGCCCAACCACAGTAAGCATCGCAGCCCGCTCAAGCGGGCTTTTTTGTGAGAGTTAAATTAGGCATGCCGAAATAGTTGTTGACATCGCTTCAGGTATGCCTAATAATAACTCCATAGCAACCGAGCCCCCGGCAATAGCCTCGGGGCACCGAGCCCGGTAGGGCGAACCGATAGGAGATGAGCGATGAAGTACGAAATTCAGGCCAACGCGAACGACACGATCACGCCACACGCGATCTTCGCGGTCAACGGCCCCATGGTGGCTCGCACTGTGACGCTGGCCGAAGCGCAGTTCATCGTCCGCGCCTGTAATTGTCACGATCAGTTGGTGGCGGCGCTGAAAGGCTTTGTCGAATACGCGGAAGCCTGTGATGACGACAGTGTCGAGTTGGATCGTGCTCGCGCCGCCCTTGCCGCAGCGGAGGCCGCATGAACGCCCGCATGTCCCCCGAAGAGGCCCGCGAAGCGAAGATCGCCGAGCTGACCGCCAAGAACGCCGAGTACACCAAGGCGTTGATCTCGAAAGGTGACGCTAAGACGATCCGCGACGTCGGCAGCGACGTCACCGATTACCTCGCGTTTGCCCAAGAGGATCTGAACAAGCTCGTTACCGGCGAACTGACGTTCGAGCAGGTCCGCGACAAGGTGATCGAGGACGACGCCGAAGTTCAAGCGATCGCTCAGGTCGAGAAGATGGAATCGGACCGCGAGGAGCAGGCGCGCTGGGCTCGGATCGAGCGCATGGCTTGGAATCGTGAGATTGGTTGGTTGATTTAGCTGGACGGATCGCCGCGCACCGTATAACGCGCGGCTTGCCCTGATCTCGGGTAAGGAAATAGAGGGTCTTCTTCGGACACAGAAGCGCTCGCACTGCGTCAGGTGCCGCCTGACTGGTCGTAAGCCAGTCGCCACACAGAAGCCAAGACGCGCCGAAAGATGGAACGGTCACGAAGCTGGACAACGGCAGGATGGCAAGTTTACGAGTAGGCAGGCAGACGAGGCTTCTGTGTGGTGGATGCGGGATGCTGACCCGCAGTGGAAGCGAGCGGCTGCCGCCTACAGAGCTTACCAGTAGGGCGCAGCAAGCCCGGGATCAGCGCGGGCCACCACACCCAATAAACCAACCGCCGGCGTCGCCGGCCAGATAGGAGCAGCAGATGAGTTTCCCAGCTTACGGCACCGCACCGATCCGCTGCGGCAAAACGAAATGCAAGTGGAAGGGGTACGAGACCGATTTGGCGAAGGTGCCACACAAGACGATCAAAAGCGCAACTCAGTCAGCGTGCCCGGCATGTGGGTGTAACAGCTACTTGTTCATGACCGAGCGCGAAATCGCAAACTGGGAGCGCAGCAAGTCCGTCAACGCCACCGGGAGCGCCAAGTGATCGCCGCCCGCATCGCGCGCCGCCAGGAGCAGGCCGAGCCAGCCCCTCGCCGCGACGTCATCGGATCGCTGCTGTTCTGGAAGCTGGACTGGTGGGAAGCGCATCCCCTCATATGCTTCGCCGGGATCGTGCTGACGATTGTGATTAATGGAGTGTTGGAGCGCCTTCCATGATCCGCCACGCCGCCGCCGCCCTAGTGTTCCTGCTGGCCTTCCTGTTCATCGTGGCGGAAGTGCAGCAGTTGGATGAGATGAACGAAATACCTATTTGGAGCCCGCAGTAGGGCGAAATTCAGCAGTAAACCCCACGCCGGCAGAGTCCCGGTAGAAAGGAATCAAGATGTCCGCTCTCGTCATCCAGCAGGCCTCCAAACTGGCCGGCATTTTCAACATCCCCGAGTCGTCGGAGCTCGTCACGGTTCTCAAGGCGACCGCGTTCAAAGGCCAGGTCTCCGACGCGCAGATGTCCGCGCTGCTGATCGTGGCTAACCAGTACCGCCTTAACCCCTGGACGAAGGAAATCTACGCCTTCCCAGACCAGAATAACGGTATCGTGCCTGTTGTCGGCGTCGATGGCTGGTCGCGCATCATCAACGAAAACCCGATGTTCGACGGCATGGACTTCGAGCAGGACGAGGAAAAGTGCACCTGCATCATCTTCCGCAAGGACCGCAGCCACCCGACGCGCGTCACCGAGTATCTGAGCGAGTGCAAGCGGGGCGTGAAGCCGTGGCAGACGCACCCCAAGCGCATGCTGCGCCACAAGGCCATGATCCAGTGCGCTCGCCTTGCGTTTGGCTACGTGGGCATCTTCGACCAGGACGAGGCAGAACGCATCGCAGAGGTCGACATCAACGCGCGGCCAGCACGCCAAACCGCTGCAGCGGTCGCAGAACAGGCTATGACGGTCGAATTCACCGAGGCAGACGAAATGCTGCTGGCCGATCTGGAAGCCGTTGCAGACACCGGCATTCACGCGCTGGAACAGGCTTGGGGGCGTCTCACGAAGGATCAGCGCCGCACGCTGGCAGCTCACCTTGGCGCCCTCAAAAAACGCGCAGAAAACGTGATCGAGGAGGCCGGCAATGATTGAACGCCTATCCAACCAAGGCGGCGCCGATTGGCTTCGTGATCGCGCCGGCCACGCAACCGCCTCGTGCTTCGCTGACATCCTCGCCACCGGCCGTAATGGGCAGCCGTTGAAGGCTCGCGAAGATTACCTGATGCGCCTCGTCGTCGAACGTATCACGGGCGAACCTGTTGTGACGCCGGCCAGCTTCGCAATGCAGTGGGGCACCGAGGCAGAGCCGTACGCGCGCGCAGCCTACGAAGAGGAAACCGGCGCGATCGTGCGAGAGGTCGGCTTCAAGAAGCATCCGGTGCATGCATGGGTCGGCGCGTCGTCGGATGGCCTCGTGGGCGACAAAGGAGCCATCGAAATCAAGAGCCCGCACAACAGCGCAATCCACCTGATGACGTGGGAAGCCGGAATGCCAGAGCATCACAAGCCGCAGGTGTTCGGCCAGATGTGGGTGCTGGGCCTGGAATGGGTCGACTTCTGTTCGTACGATCCGCGCATGCAGACGGGCGCCGAGCACCTGAAACTGTACCGCCAGCGCATCTACCGCGACGACGCGTACATCGCGCAGCTGGAAAAGGACGTGCTGTCGTTCCTGGCGCTGGTGCAGGCCAAGGTCGACATGTTCATGGCTTTCAAGGAGGCAGCATGAGGCGAGGAGTAGACAAACATCTGTATTGGGTGTGGACCGAAATGAATGCTCGCTGCTCAAACCCGAGGCATAAGGCATTTGCAAATTATGGTGGGCGCGGAATCACTGTAAGCAAAGAGTGGCGCGATCCACTGAACTTCTTCAACGATATGGGACCTCGGCCAGAAGGTTTTACCTTGGAGCGTCGAGATAACAATCTTGGCTATTCGCGCGAAAACTGCTACTGGGCTGATCGAAAAACGCAAAATATGAACAAACGTATGTATCGCAATAATACAACTGGCGTTCGTGGCGTGACAGTGCGCGGCACTGGCGGATACCGGGTGCAGATCAGGCTCCTTGGAGGGGAGCATTTTGACTACTCCACATCCGACTTTTTCGAGGCATGCTGCGCAGCTATTTCGGCGCGCAACCATCCAGCGGAGCAGTCATGACGACCGACAGCGATATCAACATCTTCAAGGTGCTGGACTTCATACGCGATAAGGCACCGAGCTACGCCAAGGCGAAGTCCGAGCGCGTGTATCTGGAAGAGTTCAGAAAATCCAAGAAAGCAATCCTGATGCGCGAGGCTGAGTTAGCTGGGCACAAAACGGCAGCAGCGCAAGAGCGCGAAGCCTATGCGAACCCTGACTACCTGGGCGTGCTGGAAGGCTTGAAAGCGGCTGTTGAACAGGAAGAAGCGCTGCGCTGGCTGATCGTCGGTGCGCAAGCGAAGTTTGAGGCATGGCGGACCATCGAAGCCAACCGCCGCATCGAAGCCAAAATTATCTAACGAAAGAGACGACATGAGCAACCGAGAATTCACCGCGCAGCGCACGATGCTGGCCAACGCGTTTGCTACGGCAGGCGCCGAACTGCTGGAGTACATGGGCGTCTCCGGCGCACTGGCCGCGATCCCGAATACAGAGCCGCCGCAGTACGTCGTCGCCGGCACGCTGCCGATGATTGCGAAGGTACTGCCTCCAGTCTCCGCAGTAGAACAGCCGACCGGCGATCTGCCGCCGCTGCCATTCGCGCTCTACCGCGACGACACGGAGCACAACGTCGAGTACTTCACTTCTGAAAACATGCGCGACTACGCCCGCGCTGCGATTGCCGCCCACCTGGCACGCCAACCGAAAGCAGAGCAGCCGGATACCGCCGTCCTTCTCAAAACATTGGAGTCACTTACCCTCTCGATGGATGGCCGCGACCAGAATCAGCCAGGCTGGCATCACAGGTCTGGATGGAACGATGCGCTACGACGCGTGATGGATGTGGTGCGCGCTACAGCACAAGCCACAGTAGCTCCTGCCGGCGCACAGATCCCAGCCGTGATCCGTGAAGCCGTTGAGGCTGCATTCGAAGACCGGGAAGGCTGGCGTACGAAGATCTCCGCCGCTGTCCGCGCATTGGGAGATGCCGGCGCACAGAACGCCGAGGCAATCCGCAATCAGGAGGCATCCGAGGAAGTGAGTGCGCCCGAGTTCGACCGCAAGACGGATGAGAGCGAGTACAGCCTTGTTTGGGAGCTTGCGAAGTTCTCGGCGCCGCGCCAGAACGGACGCGAGTTCAGTGAAAGCGGGCTGATGATGGCTGTCGATTTCGTGCGCGATCAGGCGCTGGAAGAAGCTGCGAATGCGCTGGACCTGATGAACGATTCTGCCGGCGACCGTGCGGCACACGAGCAACGCGACATGCTGTGCTGCGAGACCGAGCGCATGTGGACGTTGATCAGCGCTGCCAAGGCTATCCGTGATCTCCAGACTGGATCAGTTAACACCCAGGAAGGAGATTCCGAATGAAGATCATACAGCGCGGCTCAGATCCTAGAGCAGAGCCGATTCAGGCAACCTGCCGCAACTGCCAAACCGTATTCGAGTTCCACCCATTGGAAGCGAAATACTCATCCGATCAACGTGACGGCGATTTTTACTCTATTGGCTGTCCGGTCTGCGGTCAGACCGTATACAAAGACGCTCGTCGTGGAGGACATCCGTATGACTGACAAGAACACCGCACGCGTCGACCTGAACAAGTTGCAGTACATCGGCGACCAAATGGCAAACGTGATGTTCAAACTAGCCCAACGTGCAGGCGATCCTCTGACTGGCGACGATGTTGCAAGGATGGACGAGCTGCGTAAAGAGTGGGACCTCGCCCGCCGAGCAGAGCCGAGCGTTGCGGCAGAGGCGAGTGGGCTGGAGGAAGCGTTGGGACAAATTCAATGGCTCGTGGACTTTGCGTATGTGCAGGGGGCTAACGAGATTGGATACGACCCGGTAGCAGTCGTCCGCGCCGCCCTCGCATCGCCCGCAGTCCCTGAAGGCTACAAGTTAGTGCCGCTCAAGTGCACACCGGAGATGCGCGCAGCGTGGGACCGTGCTCCGCAAAGCGAAGACGATGACGTCGAATTCCACGGCGCATACCGCGCGATGATCGAAGCGGCGCCCGCAGTCAGCCAGATGGACGGGGTGGCTGTCGTGTTCCGCAACGACGGCAAGGAGCCGGACTGGGATGCCTACGCTGCGGCAGAGACCAATTCTAATTCCCTCGAATTCGACGGAATTAAAACTGCGGCCACCACGGCAAGCGCGAGTGAGTCGAAATGCCCTAACTGCCAAGGATCAGGCGGGGTATCCCTTTGCCCGGGGACTATTTGGGCACAAAACGAGCGCGTCATATGCGATCACTGCAACGGCACCGGCCGCGCCCAAGCACCCAGCCGGGATGCTGCGCCGAAGATCAAGACGTGGCAGGAGCGTGTAGGAGCCGACTACAACGATTCGGCTGAACCTACCGCCCATGAGATTGCGATGGAAGCTGAAATCGCCGACCTACACGCGGCCCTCGCTCAGCAGGGAGCGTCACATGCAGCGAATGCTGGCGAGGTAGATGTGGTTGCAGATGATCTAGTCGTCGAGGCAAATCGGAAGCTGCTGCTAGAGCGGTCGCGCGTTGGATTGAGGAAGTACGGAACGACACTGGCTGCTTCTGGATTGTCGATCGTTGAATTAGCTCAGCACGCATTGGAGGAGGCTCTGGACCTTTCCAACTACTTGCAGACGATCATTCAAACCGATCGCGCAGCTATCGCCTCCAGCGCGGCACAGGAGGGGGAATAATGCCGCTATTTTCTTGCAGAGAATGCGGCTGTGTGGAGAACACGGCATGTGCAAATTACTGGGACCGCTTGTACGGCGAGCAGCCTCTGCTGTGCTCGGAATGCGATCCAGGAATCGGCCAGTGGCACGGTCGATTCCCTAAGCGTTCTGCGGCTGGAATGCTGATCGATCAAGAAGGCCATCTATGGAGTGCTGAAGAAAGCCTACCTAGTCATTGTCGGGTACTGGGAGTGGTATTGGCGTCATCTCACGACACGAAAGGATCTCGCGATGAGTGATCAGATGAACATGGACGCAGAGCGCGCGGAAGACTTGGCCGCTTTCAAAAAATGGAAGGGCTACGAACTGCCTGCACTGAACAACCACGGCCAGTTCCATCAGGAGTGGCTGCACCGCGAGTTCGTCGCGTTCTGCGCAGGTCGCCGCCGCACCGCTCCATCCGCCCCTATGGGGGAAGAACTGCCGGCGCCCGATGTGTACTACGACGGCCTTCCGTATTACACCAAGGCCACTGTAGAGCGGATCGTTGCTCCGTATGCCGAGCGTATCCGCCAGCTGGAGCGCGAGCTGGCAGAACGGAAGACGGCGAGCATCGGAGATGATCCCGAGTTCCACGGAAGGCTTGACCGCTGGCACTTCCTTGTGTCGCGTCCAGCCAAGCAAAAAGCGCTTGCCTCCCTCATCGCCTACATCGACGGTCGCACCGCTGGGGCAGCGCCCGCTGGCTGGAAGTTGGTGCCGATAGAGCCGACAGACGAAATGCGGGAGGCATGCAAGGTACTGAACTATTGCGATGACATCGATGCCGAATGGGCGCGCTTGCTCGCTTCCGCCCCAACACCTATGAACAGTGGGAAGGAGGAAGGCAAATGAGCTTCATCGTCACTTGCGCCTACATCGCCGGGGCAATCGTCATGGTGGCTGGAGGCTTTGCTATCGCTGGCGTGCTTCTATGGCTTTCGGCTTGGACGACTGGGAAATATGCATGGCGCACCTGGAACAATTTGGCCGGCATCTACAAACTGGAAGCGATGCGGTACTGGTTCCAGAGAATGCAGGATAAC